TGTTGATGATTTAACAGCTTCAATACCCATAATCTTTAGTTTAGGGTCTGCTAGTCTAACGCCTTCTTCGTCTAATACATTTAACATATATCTTTTTTTAGCAACCCAAATACCTTTGTTGGCAATTACTTCTCGTTTCATTACCATACAATTTTTAAAAGCATTTGTATAATCAGCCAGTTCAGTAAAACACTTTTCTAAAAATGGTTCTATTCTACTATCTACAACTTTATTTAAAAAATTACATATCTGTTCATTGTCTTTACCCTCACAAGTTTTTTGTACTAACTTATCAAGTGTAACATAGATTGAATCTGTATCAGAAGCCACAATGTAATCTATTTTATCGTGTGTCTTTAATATACGATTTAAATATTCATTTACCTTTTCTTCAATAAAACGAATAATAAATTGGCCTGCTGTTGTAATGGCACTTGCCTGTCTTACATCATAATATCTAAAGTATTGATTGCCTACAGCACCATAAGCTGAGTTTAAGGCAATCTTTCTTGCCCATTGAATATTGTGACAACGAGATATTTCTTTTACAAGTTCTTTATTTTTAGTTCTTTCGTATTGTTGTTTTGCTTTTAACATACGTTTTTTATAAATGACACGTTCATTGTACATTGATTCCATCATTTCAGGCAAAAAACCTTGATTGTCTGTTTTAAACAAAGCACCATTTGGTGTTATACAAGCACCTTCGGTTTTTAAATGTGTGAGTGGTGTAGATTGATTTAACATCTTGTTTACAGAAACACCAGACGACTTAACTCCTATAATCTTTTCTGGAGAAATATTATACTGTATGATAATATGAGGATATAGAGAGTTAATATCAAACGACACCACCCATTTGTGTTGACCAAGTTGAGGCTCTTTTACATAAGCGCCTTCATACTTTGTTTCCTTCAAATGTTCTTCTCTTGGAGGTACACAAATATTTTTCTTCATTAAATGGTTTGCTATCAAAGTATCCCATACTCTAACTTGTGAAAATATATCACCATAGTTTACTTTACTTTCATAAGCAACAGTTAATGATAAGTCAATTAGGCCTAGTTTATCTTCTAAACCATCAACAATTTCTACGTCTTGTATATTGTAATCAACAAATGATTGAAAGTCTTTTGTATACCATTCTTTAAATGTATCATAAGGCATTTCATCTTTACCACGGCCAAGTTCTAACTCACCGATAAAGTCAAGTTTGTAACTCTCTTGCCTTTGTGGTATAAACCATTTGTATAAATCTAAGTAATCTAAATTAGTAATACCATATAAAGTATATACTGTTTGAGGTCTACCTCTTACAACTATTTCTTCCCTATGAATTAAGTTCCAAGGCGACATCTTATTGGCCACCTTATCACCAGCAATCATCTTAATTCTATTCATCAAGTAAGGTAAATCAAAAAACTTTGTATTCCAACCAGTAATAACATCTGGATAGTTCTTAATCCAAAACTTCATAAACTCAAACAATAGTTGATTTTCGTTTTTACATTTAATGTATGTTAAGTCAGTTCTAGTTGTTTTGTAATCACCAACACCCCAAGTAATAATTTGTTTGTTAGATTGATTTTTAACAGTAATACAAAGTAGTTCTTCAATAGGATTTTCTACATCAGGAAAACCACTTTCACAGGCCGTTTCTATATCAAGTGTTACTATCTTAATGTAATCTTTGTCCCATTGTATATCTTCAGGATGTTCCTTACCAATATATTGATAATGGTATCTTTCTAATCCGTAAATAGGTGAGTTTTGAGTTACAACATCTCGTCTAAATCTACGAGCAGAGTCTATGTCTTTAAATGTGATTGGTTTTAAATACTGGCCTTGTAAGTTTTTATATTCAGTTTCTTGTTGTGTTAAAGCATATAAAGTAGGACCAAAGTCTATTTTTTCTTTATAGTCTTTGCCTCCGTGTATGCCTCTAACAAGGAGTTTACCCTTGTGTTCAATTACTGATTTATAAAAATTCATACTATAAGTCTTTTAATAAAGTTGCTATTAAACCATTATGTTTTTGTGTTAGAGTTATCTGACAGGATAACCTACTTTGTTTTGGTTTATATTCAGGCTCGTATTCTAACAATTCTATTTCAGCCGTTTCTTTAGGAATAGGCTCATAAAATCTTTCATCAATATGTACGTGACAAGTGGCACAAGCACAACTACCACAACAATCTGCTGGTATTTCTGGTATAGCAGTCTTTGAATAATCTCTAGCAGCTTCCATCAAAGTTGTTCCTTCAGGAACGTCAACTGCTATTTTTGATCCATTACGGACAAAATAAACAGTTATCATATTACAACTTCGGTATTTTAGTTTCTGTTATTAAACCTGGTGTTGTTAAAATGCTGCTTGTATTTTGTTGATAAGATTTTAGTATCTCATCTTTTGGATCAACCATAGAAATTACATTTTGAGACTTAACTTCTATGTCATCACTTTTAGAATATGGACTATACAAAGTCATCATTAATTGAACAGGTTTACCTGGCCCTTGTTGATGAGGTATAATCACAAATGCTTTATTGAGTTTTGTTTTTTCATTATCTACATTAGATACTTTAGCGATAATATCTTCGCCTGTAGATAGTCTTAGTATTTTCACGTCTGACATAATATTTCTCCTTATTATTTAATATAACACAAATTGACTTATTTGTCAATGTTGTTTTCTTTGTCAACTGGTCTTAGTCTCTTACTTAATACGAAAGTTCTATTAGGGTTGACACTTACATTCATCTGTCGCATTAAATCTCTATTAATTAATAAATCTGAACCTGATCTCGGTCTTGCGTCTAAACCAACTTCTATATCTTTATAAGTAAATCCATTAAAAGTAATATCCATTAAAACTGTAGGTCTTTTTTCAGACGGCTCTTCACCATCAGCGTTTGCTCTATAAACTTCACTTGTACCGTGTCTTGGTTTAGAAAAGGTTTTACCATTATACTTCCATTTAATTGAAGTTTTACTTTCTTCTAATATTTCATCAGCGTGTAAAGCACAAGCTTTAGTTCCATTACCTGTATCAAACTTAGCTCTAACTTTTCCAATATCATTTAGATCAACTGTTTCTAACCAACCACATTCACTAGCGGCCTGTCTATCCCAATGACTTCTTTTTGAAACCCAATCTATTAAACGATAAACAAGTTTTTCACCTGTAACATCATTTCCTGGTTCTGGTTCTGAATAATAATCTTTGTAAGTATATTCTTTATAGTTAGCACCTGTACCTGGACTACCATTTACTTCTAACACATATGGTTTACCTTTGTAAATGATGTGGTCAACTCCAACAAGATATGCTTTTGAAGCTCTACTTGCTTTTAAAATAATTTCTTTTTCTTCTTCACTTAATTTGTAAGGTTCTGCTGAACCACCTCTATGTATGTTTGACCTAAAATCTTCTTTAGAGTGTATTCTTTTTGTAGAGGCAAATATCTTATTATCTACGACAAATGTTCTTACATCAAAAGGTATGTCCATAAACTCTTGTAATAATACTTCTGCATCGTGGTTCCACAACGCTTGTACTGTAGATACTAAAGATTCATAACTTTCAACTTTAACAACTCCAATACCTTGTGTACCTGTAAGTGTTTTTAATATAACTGGAAACTTACCACCGACTAATTTTAGTGCGTCATCTAAGTTTTTTTCGTTTGATACAAAGGCAGTCTTTGGTGTAGGTATACCAAACTTCTCAAATAATAATGCTGTTGTTAATTTGTTATCACAAGTCAACATAGCTGCTCTTGTGTTTAACATAAACGCTGATGAGTTTTGAAATGCTGATAATAATGATAGGCCAGCCTCATCTTCAATAGAGCCTGCTCTTGTAATACAAACAGTATCTTTACCTACAAAGGTATGTTCACTATCTTTACCGTCATAGTTATAAACTGTTAATGTGTTTTTATCTTCGTCTTTTGCTGTGATGATTGCGTGTTTTGTATTAATGACTACACACTTAAAGCCTTTTTTTTCACAGGCTTTTTGTATAAAGGAAATGGTACGTTCTTTTTTAGGGACTTCACCAGCCTTTTGCTTTTTAACATTTGGATTTGATTTTGTAATAATCGCAACCGTAATTGGATTATCTTTACGTTCTATATCTTGTTCTGTTAAAAAATCTTTAAACTTCGGTACTTGCATCTTCGCTATCTTTTACGGCTTCTTTAGTTTCAATTTTCTTTCCAATATTATAT